AGCGTCGAGTGTAAAGCCCGTCATAAAGTTAGTGACCAGATCAGAGACGATCGATCTCGCATCAGTATCGTTATACGCTTTTTGTACTAAGAGTCGATCCATTTCGTGAAAGCCATCAACAGCAATAAACCGATATCCCGGCACCATCTGACCTCCGACAAGATCCTCCATCCGCTCAGTAATCGTCCCACTGAAAATATCAGTCCCATCCTCAGACAGCACAATAGACACCCCGGGAGTCGGGAGGGACGCTTTGACTCCGACCATCGCAAACTCTAAGACAGACGGAGACTTAGTGAGTCCCATGTCCAGAGCGAGAGATCCTTGAGAGATATCAAGCGTTCGATCGACTGAGTTGATTGTGATTACTAGAGACATAATTTAAGTGGTACGGATACGACGTTGGATAGCTCTCGCCATACCAGCCTCGACTCGAGCGGCGATTTGTTTACTGTCGAGATACACGTTGACGACCGGACTGCTAGATCGTCCTCCGATATCATGGTTAGCCGTGATCCCTCCCGATGATCCTGGAGTAAAGATTTCTGGTCCTCGCTCTCCGACGAGATATGACTTACCAGCTCCCACCGGTCCTCCATCAGCTCTCGCTCCGGACAGTCCTCGAGGGAGAGCTGAGGTACTGTTTGAGTGACTCCCTAGAGAGTCCATCGATCGAGCAAGTCTCTCGATTGCTTTTTGTTGCTCACTGATATTCTCCAGAGCGTTCTCTTTAGTCTTATCAGACTCAGCTCTCATATTAGCTTGAGCGGCGGCATAGCTCGCCTGGATTGCTCTGTTTTTAGCCTCCTCAGCCTGGATCTCTAGCTGGATCTCTTGTAAGCGGACGATGTGCTCCTTGAGCCGTTCGATCCGTCGACGTTGGATATCCTCAATCTGTCGCTCAAAAGCAGTAAGATCAGCTCGACGCTCAGCCTCCAGCACCTCCTCCTTAAATTGCATCTGGATCCACTTAGCACTCTTGAGAGCTTTAGTCTCAGTCTCGAGTGACGCTCGGAGCTCTCGAATAGATGAGGCGTTTTGATCAGTATCCTCAGCTCGCTCAGCTGACCTCAGCTCGCTTTTAATGTCTGACACTTTCTCCTCTTGCTCGATAAGAGCCTCAGCAAGTGACCGCTTAGAGTCAGCCTCGTCAGCGTTGAGATCCTCAAACGCCTCCTTAGCTTTGTTATGTAAATCAGTAATCTTTTTAGCTGACTCTTGAGCCTGGTCTCCCATGTTACCAAACGCTCCGGCAACTCCATCCGCTCCTCCAGCTAGATCCGGGAGAGTCGGAGCGAGCGATGCAATTTGAGCCTCGAGCTCAGCGGTTGATTGAGTAGCGTCTTTATTAGCACTAAAGAGCTTGACTCCGACAATACCAGCGACCGCCGCCGCCGCCGCTACGACGAGCATCCAGGGACCGAGTAAAGCAATCGACGCCACTCGAGCGGCAATCATAGCAGTACGCAATCCGATGAGAGCTTTAGTCACACCTCCGACCACCATCGACGCCGGTCCGAGCACCGCTAAGAAAGTCGCAAACACAATAATAGATTTACGAGTACCATCTGAGAGTCCGTTAAACTTTTCCAAAGCATTACCAGCCGCCGTAACCAAACCAGTCAAAGCCGGGATAATGTCTCGTCCTAGTTGTACCCGAAAATCCAGGAAAGCATCGTTGAGACGTTTCATCTGGTTAGTAAAGGAGTCCTGTGTACGGATAGCGTCACCGGTTGCTCCCTGGTCCGTCATCGCTCGCATGATAATCGCAAGCCTGGCGATTACTTTCTGTTGCTCAGTTGCCTCACTAGTCGAGTTTGCTAGACCTTGAGCCTGGAGCTCGAGATCAAGAGCGCTCTGTTTAATGTTGATACCGAAACGATCGAGCACCTCAGACGATCCGGAGAGAGCTGAGATAAATCGTTGCATCGCCTCATCGTCGGAGATGTTGTTAAACGATGCAAAGTCGAGAGCGAGCGTCTGGATACTCTTTGACATCTCTGACGCCTCCTCTCGAGCAAACCCCATACCGACAGAAAAACTCTGGAAAGTCGATAGACCATCCATGATTTTTATACTCGATCGACCGACAGCATCTCCCAGCTCATCAGCAAACGCTCCGGCATCATCAGACAGAGATCCGAATACCTGTCGAAATCTATTCTCAGTCTCCTCAGCATCAGCGGCGGCTTTCACAAAAGCTCCAGCCGCTAGAGCTAGAGGAGCCGTGATACCGAGAGTCATAGACCTCCCGACTTCTCGCATTTTTTTACCAGTACGATCAAGATCTTTCTCCAGTGGCGTCAGCTTGCCGGAGACTTTATTGACCAGATCCAGGATGATATTGAGTTTACGATTTTCCGCCATACTTTTTATTCATTTTAACACTGTGCTTATGCTCAGCCTCCAGTGTCTCTAGTATAACATCAATAAAGTCCCAGCTGGTTGAGTCAAACTCAGCCTCGGTCCATTTGTACTCTCTACAAACTCGAGCTTTTACTCGGAGCCATTCTCGATTGGCTCCGATGCTAAAAAAGTCCGATCGTTTATACCGCACTCATCAGCGATATAGTTGACGTCAATCAGATTAAGCATCCCGATATTACCCGGAGTGATCTTAAGTACTTTATCCTCAGCGTTCGTCAAGTTCCAGCTCTTAAGGATAATCTGGAGGGGAGCGGTAATAGGATGCTCAGCCTGGAGCTTACTCATCGCCTCAGCATCAGCCGCCGTCAGACTGGTATATACCTCCACTTCTCCTCCCTCGATTGTTTTTAGTTTGATCGTTTTGGTCTCCCTTTCCTTTAGTACTGGCATATATATTACGAATTAAATACTTTTGTAAAAATCACTAGAGCGATAATCCATAAGATGATACCAAACGGCATGACAAACGCTCCCCAGATAAATAACACTAGAGGGATTGTAAGTCCTAGCGTTAGCTTTTTACCGTTAGCGATTAGCTCGTCCGATACTTCTCTTGCTGTTTTTTCTTTTTCCATATGATTATACTGTATCATACTACACAAAAGACCGCCATAGTAGCGGTCCAGTGTGTATAGTCTCAGTGAGATTATGACGTCGGTACGTTTGGATATGAGGCGGTTGCGTTCTGGAGCGTGACTTGCGATTGCTTTTGATCAGCCGCATTGTAGAAAGCTCGAAAGTTTACCTCTTGAGTAATCAAGTCAGACGCCGCTCCGTCTCGGTTCCAGTCTTGAAACTGTACCTTATTGAGCAGGATCTCCAGCGTTGGATTATCTCCAGATCCTAGATCAGCCTCTCCAGCTAGAGTGATACTCATATACAGATCATCATCTCCGAGGTAATAATCCTTAAACGTCTCATCAGTAAAGTTGAGAGTCATAGATCCCTCGATCATCATCTTAGCGTTGTACACGTCGTCAGCGTTTCGAGATCCCACTACATGGTCTCGGATTAGTCCTTGATCAAAGCTGACTGATAGACTTTTAGCTTTTACCGCTGACGCTCCAGTCAGTCCTCCAGCTGTCTCAGCTAGTTTGACAGTAATGTCTCGAGCGATCCAGTCGTACTCAGTATCGTAACTCGGAGTATCTGAGTTGCCGGCACTGGTTGAGGCGATAAAGCTAGCAGTAAATCGTACATAATCATCGATCGCCGCTGAGATCTCAAGAGATGAGATCATTGCGTTAGCGTATACAGATTGCTGGACTGAGCCATCTTTTGCGAATAGAGTCAGAGATTGATGTTGGATGTTTTGCTTAAGGTTAAACACGTGAGAGAAAGCCTCCTCAGCTGTTACCTCAGTTGTCACCGCTAGACCATACAAGTTAGCAAACAAAAATCCGATCATATCAGCATGAGCGATACCCTCCATATCTCCCTCGATGTACCGTTGTACAACTCGACGTCCCTCACCATCCTCCAGGCGTCCTCGAGTAGTTTCATCAATAGCGTGCAATGCTCGCTCGACTACGTTAGCAGTCACTTTACGACCCCACTTGTCAGCGGTAGTCTCAGCGGTTCCTCGAGTTGACTCTGTAGCCACTCCGATCTCAATTTGTCGTCCTATAATTTCCATAAGCAATTTTTAATATAAATCTCTGATAATTTATTACCATAATAATACCACACCCTAGACGTTAACAAGGAGCTTAATCTGGAGCGAGAGGGGAGCATAAGCGACCAGAGCCTTATCCTCCTCCGACAGTTGCCATGACGCCGCTGAGTCAATCAGTACTCTGACTCGATGACCATCAATAACTCCCTGGTCCCAGTCAGCGTTAAACTTCTCGATGATGTTATCGACAACCGAGGGGAGTACCTCAGTAAACGCTTTCTCAGCTGAGCCTCCGGTACCCTCAGCGGATACCAGTACAATCATTAAAAAGTTGTACACCGTTTCATTTTCTTGACCAGTGTGAAACTCATTAGAAAATCCATCCGGCTTAAAAAATACGTGAGGGTACGATGTGATATTAGCTCCCGGTACGTTACTAAAAGAGGCGACTCCGGTTGTAGCTGTCAGCGATGCTTTTATTTTTTGGATTAAAGTTTCGTACATATGTATTAACTAGCGAGATCATTTGTGATATCTCTAAGCATATCACGCTCGAGCTTTTGGATCTCACTATCTTTATCCTCCTTGACGTACTCGAGCCATGGTCGAGCCTTGAGTCCTCGATCAGATCCATCATGTACCGCCGCCGCATACGGAGCGGCATCCTCATTAGGACCGATCATCGCTCTCAAAGCCTGGATATCAGTGACGTGAGTATCCCGGAGATTACCAGATCGAGCCTTTTGAGATTTCTTATTTCGCTTATTCTGGTATCGAGGATCGTTACTTACTGGAGCTCCTCCTCCTTTACCACCAACTCTCCAGGGATCATTTATAATCCCCGACCGATACACCGCCATCGAGCGGACGAGATACGTTTGAGCTGACTTTTTTATCTTGTCTGGATGACGTTTGACCGCCATCTTGAGCTCCTTGAGTCCTATGATCTTTATGTTTTGATCAGCCATATATAAAAGTATACCACTCCTCTCTCCCCCGTCGACGTGTGTCTCGAAATCACTCCCCCGGACCCTCTTACCGGACAGCGAGAAGGAGAGGGGAGACCCCCTCGATATCTGATATAGCCTTATTTAAAGCCATATTTGCACTCCCCCAGCAATATCGAGAGGCATCCCAGGGAGTAACGCCCTCAGTATCATAAAGGTACTCAGCATAAGCGAGATTACCCTCAAGCGTATCAATATCCCATCCGAGATTACTCGCCGGCTCTCGATGATATGACGCCATCAGTTGCATCGCTCCCGTTGCTGAGCTGTTTGGATTACTCAGTGGCTCCCCCGTATATGGATCCCATTGTCGAAACGTCGACTCACACTCAGCGATCTTAATCAGCACCGGCTTATCCTGGTACGTCAGTCGTACAAAGTCCTCGACTATATTATTAAGAGCCTCGATGAGCGGACAGTCAGCAAGGCATGTAACTCCAGGCGGTAACGGCTCCGGCTCAGTGACACTCGTCGAGGTTGCGAGGATCAAAGGCTCCGGAGCCGGGAGTAAAGCCGGCTCGTCATCCACTGGAGGAGTCACCGGTTGAGTAACCGTCGTCGACGGCATAAATAAAATGATTGAAAGTATAAAGAGTCCGACCGCTATAGCGACAGCTCGTTTTATATTGAGGATCATTGTGTAAGTGTTACGACGAGCTCGAGATGAGCGTTCTCTCCGACAGCGTTTTTCTGTATCTGTTGTACGTTGTACGTCCCGGCATAGTTACCGACAGCGACAGTCAGCTTGTCTCCCTCAGTGACATCAGTACCGAGCGGACACCATATCGAGAATACTTTACTCCAGGTCTCTCCGATCGACTCAGCTGTCTGAGGAGCGGCTTGCTGGACGTGACCACTAAAAGTAATCCCGGCGGTCTCACTCGACGTCATCCCGGCCCAGACCATCCTAGTAACAGATACCGACTCAGTAAATAATCGAGAGATACTAGACATATTATAAGTAGTATCTTTTATAACCGTTGAGGATATCCATCGCTCGAGCAAAATCGCCCCAGCTGTCACGTCCGTCCTCTGAGTTGTATGAAACTTGATAGTTACCTATCCTCTCAGATTTAACACTACTCCCTCCCTGTTTTTGTTGGTTTACGATACCAAAAGCAAAAACTGTAGCGGCAAACTGGATATCTTTAGGGACCGCCACTGAGTATCCCCATTTGGCAGTAATACGATGATTTTGCATCCCAGTAGTAAAGAGACGATCCCGGAGAAGTATTTTAGTTACTGGCTTTTCTTTAGAGACGTGATTAGCTGGCTCAGTAAAATATCGGTTACTACCAGTATCCGGGACAGTAACAAACGATCCTCCAAAGTCATCAAGTCCGACCTCGACAAGTGTGATCTCGATAGCGTCATCGATTACGAGAGCTCTGTCACCTTGACCATTAAACATCCGATCACTAGCCTCACTATCTGCTATAAAGTTTCTCCCGGTCTCAGTATCAATAATATCCTCAACACCCTCAATCCAGGCGTCTAACTGAGAACTAGCGAAAGTGGCATTAATATCGATAAGTCCAAAGTTTTCTATATTTGTTTTATTTGTGTATCCTTTAGCTGACATATGAATTTATTGTAGCACATCACCAAAACAACCAACTAACAAGGCGCACAACTGTGTAAAACGTGTAGCGGCGTATCAAGTTAGCTCCGTACATCTCCATGTGGCGTAGATACTCATCATCTGCGTCCTTACGAGTGCCGATATTGTATCTATACGTAAAATCATGAAGCAAAGCAGCGTACATGTCGTAGCTGTAGGCGTTGAGAAAGCCGCTAAGGACTACTCCTAGGCTGTGCCCGTCAAAGACAAAGCCTTTAGGTACAACAAGAACCGTCCCGTCAGATAGAGTAAACGGTTGGTCTTGTGTCGTTATCCAGTGTCTACCTGATGGGATTAGTGGGGTCACGTTAGATTACTGCTGCTTTATCTGTGTCCAATAATACCTTTGTCATATTATTCTTTCCAGCCAGCTTCTGCCCTTAGTTTGGTGGTATCCGCTTCTAGCTGAGCGTCAAGTTCTGCAAACCGTTTCCGCACCACAGCTTTTCCGTGGTCGATTGCTGATATGGGGTTATCAATCTCAGTAGTCAGAGTGTAGGTTACATCTACAGTTCCGTCCTCGTGTGTGAATTTCTTTACATCGGTTGCTCCTGCAACTGCCCAGTCATCTGCAATATCAGTAGCTGTTTTTTTTGTGACAGAATCTACTTTAGCTTTGTAGCCTGATGCTAGTGCAGTATCAAGATGGATAGCTTCTTCGGTTCGTCCTGTTCGTAGTTCAATTGTTAATGTTGACATAATTATTTATTAGGTGTGATAACTTCTTCTGCTACCGTCAGTGCCTCTAGTGCTTGCTTTACCGTTACGTGGTCTTTGTAGCTCAGTGAGATACTCTCGGTCACGTTGGTAAGGATTTGAATTGCTTGTTCGTTTGTCATATATTTTATGCTATTGAGTAATCTATAAGCGTGATTATTTTCGTAGTTCCTCCGACATTCACTTTAAGCATAATGTCTCCTGCATCGCCAGAGCCAACTCCCGAACTCACCCACTGTACACTGTTCCCTGCGTCTGGGTCTGCTGGGTCAGAGGATAGTGGTTGTTGTGTGATAGCCCCTGCTACTTGGAGTTTGGTGTCGGGAGCCGTCGTCCCGATGCCGACGTTGCCATAAAATGCTGCGCTCCTATCGATATTCAAATCCATAATTGCACCCGCAACACCACCTGAAGTTGTTTTATTATTATTGAATCTGAACTTTGTTAGGCCTCCACCAGTCTGGTTAATATTAAATTGCCAAGCAGTATTCGCTTGATTCATTTCTGCGTTTGCTGACTCCCTAGCAAATTTCCATTTTAGCCCCCAAGTGTCGCTATTTTCTATATAAGCATTACCACCAGAATCTGTTAATTTTAATCCAATACCACTAGTTCTAATATCTAATTTTCCACCAGGATTATTCGCCCCGATGCCGACGTTGCCGTTGGCTGCCACAAACACACCTTCGTCACCTCCATCTCCTGAAAGATAGTTACCATTAAGAGCAATGTTACCTGTCATTGTGCCTCCTGCTTTAGGTAATGCGTTGTCTGCTGTAGTTCCTTGGGCTGCGGTTGCGAAGTCACTAGCCTTACTGCTACTGTCTTTAATTAGTTTGCCTGTAGTCGTATCAAATGCGGCGAAGTTATTGTTTACGGCTGAGGCTGGGCCAGTAACTTTAAGCGACACCTGAGCCTGTAGCTTACCAATCGCCACTAGAATAGTATCAGCCGCTACTACAGCGGTGCTGGTAGCAGTAGAGAGTCCAGTTAGTACAGTAGCTCTTACGGTAGCTACAAAGTCTGAGATGGTTGCAGCTAGTTGTGTGCCTGTGTGGTTGGCACGAGCAAGAAGAGTTGCGTTAGTGCTGTTGGCTGTGGCTCCGTCAACCACGTTCAATGCAGCAAGTAATGCTGACTTTGTAATTGTGCCCAAAAGACCAACCACAGATTGTACTGCGTCAGTCTGGTCTTTCTTTACCCAGTTGGCAGCGTAAGTGCTAGTTGAAGCATCATCTACTTTAGCAATAATACTGTCACCAACAGCAAAAGCTATGCTGTCTACTGTTCCGGCTACAGACACGTTGTAAAACCAACCAATTTGAGCTGAACCGCTGCCTGGGAATGTTCCTGCTGAAGCATCCCAATCACCTTTGTACACCATCCCGTTTACAAGGGCAGCAATATCACTCTCCATCGTGTCGAGGTTGACTGCCTGGGTGACTGTAATGTGACCAACTTTGGTAGCGTCTGCACTTGGGTAGGTAACCTTGGCGTTGTTAGTTGTCTGATTAGCTTCGCTGTAAGTGTCTAGCTTTGTCTTGTCACCGTTTACAAATGCACCTTCACTTGGAGGTTGTTGAGCTGAGTCTGCCTTTCCTAAAGATAGACGAATTGCCGCACTTACTTTGGCGTCAGTGACGGCATCGTCTTCGATTCTGGCTGTATTTATTGTTATTAAATCAGCTATTAGCTGGACCGGAAATCTTACGTCTGTTGACAAATTTTTAACAGCGTATACTTGCTCTGTTCCGTCGATAGTAATTAAAGGAGTGGGGATTTTATCAATTAAATTACTCATACAAAAATTATAGCATAAAACTAAAGTCACTATTATCCATAAATAGCATGTCACTATTATCCATAAATAAGAAATCCACAGTAAAGCAAATCGGAGTATAAGGAGTTACTTGATCAGTATATGGAGTTACTTTATCAGTATATGGCGAGGTTTTATCTATATATATTTGTAAACAATCAGACATTTTTTTTATTAATTACTGGGGATTTCTCCATATGTCCCGGAGGACCGCCACGGATTTCCGTAACTTTTTGAAAATACGACGGACGTAAAGGGAGATCCGAGTAAACTCGCTCTCCGGTTCGTCTGTCGATGTAGGTGTATTTTCGCATATATCTCGATCCTCTGGATCATCCCACTCAGCCTCCTCCTCTGGAGAGACTTCTCCCCACTGAGGTTCCTTTGTGAAAGTGTACCGGACTATCCCTTGCTCAGTTTTGACCTCGCCTTTTACGACGAGAGCTGACAAGTTCTGTCTTAGTAATAATAATACCATATCATC